ATCGGATTGTCTATCCTATCATAAGTGGATTGCAAAGCAGAAAGCATGGTGAACGGATCAAAATCCGAAACACCTAAGAGACCCCAGGGAATGGGGCTGATTTCTTTACCATCAGAAACCATTCTCTTCGTAAACTCGAAGCTAGAACCAGAGGGACTCAACACAGATTTGCCTAGGGATATTTCTACCCCTAGCAAATTAATCAAGTCCGTGTACAAAACACCCACCTTTACAGAACCAACCACCACATCATCGCCAACCATTCAGTACATGGGTTTCTCACCCTGTATTCTGAATAGCATTTGCAAAATGATGTGATGGGTCAAAGAGAAAACAGCCCATGAGGATAACATCCCCATAGGTTGCCCTGAGCCGTATGAGATCTTTCCGGATTTCGAATCAAACTCTCGTTTGCATATCGAAACCCAGATTTCAGAAAACCCAGGTCATACTGCCTCTACGACCATGGCCTGTAACCATAGGGGAAACCTATCAGTTGCAGACTTTAGATCATAGGAAAACTTTGGACAAATACTCCTTTTCAGGGAGCGTACCGCTAAACCTTGCTTAAGGGTATAGTCGAATTGAATCGACCCAAGTATTTTCATACATGTGCGATGCAAAGGCTGTAAAGCCAATTGCGTCCAAGAGTCTACGATAGCAATATGACGAGTCTTCCCTCCCTTATCAGAAATAGGGACCACCCGTGACAGGGAAACCTGACACTGGCAATCCTTAATAGGTGGCAACACCTCTCCAAAACTCGTATAGATGCGTGTCAATGCATCATACTGTTCCGGATTCTGACTTAGGGCGCAAAGATCTTTACCTGCAGTCAGGAAAGCCGGACCGTTAGGTCCTTTGTGCCAAGAGCAGTAAAACACCTCAGCATGGGCTCCTATAAGATTCTTCTTCCCTCACGAGAAACGAGTATTACTACTCATGTCTTGCTTGGCTACCTTTTCAGTAGTCAACTCGGAAAGAATTATCCTAAATTGAGACCCATAAAGGGTATTAAACTCAGTTTCGCTTATCCCATTGTATGGATCTCGGATTGCTCTGAGATCTAACTTTGGAGTTGAGCGCATCTCCCTCCAGTAAGATAGCACCGATCTAGCTGCCTGAAGATTTCTCTTCGCCAGTAATAGAACGAAACTAAACTTACTCGGTCGGAATCATTGGCCATCTATCAGCCCTGTTAGGATAAACCTATCAACAGCTTTCAATACGGTTACTGTTATGACCGTCGGATGTAGGAGAACGAAACTAATCACGCTAAGAATAGCGCGTTTCGCAATTCTATTTGATTGACCAAGTGCTTTCATTGAACGAACACAGCCCATAACCCTCACTCTTCACCTCCTGACGGAGGCGGGAGTTAGGTTAATACCAACCTTTCTCAGTCTTGACAAAACTGGGAACAGGATGTGCTTTCCTTCTTGGGATCAACCCCTTGAAGTGCCTGTATTGTTATGTCGCTTTACGTTCCTCATTTAAGAATACTTGTCTGGAAAATAACAGACCTGTCCCTTGCGG